AGCGTCAATAGCGTCACCCATACGAGCGCCACCAGTTGTCTGGTACTCAGCACCTTCGGTAACTGCTTCTCCGACTGGCATGTTCACACGGTCATTACCGTGAAGGCTCTGCTCAAGCAAAGTGGTAGGACGCATGTCAACGACAAACCCGTCCTTCTTCTTGTCTACACTGTAGGTTTCGTCAAAACGACTTGGCATTATAATTCTCCGTAAGTTTTAAAGCCCTCAACAGGAGGAGCGTCTGTGGCTGGAGCGTACTCCAACTTAATAATGTCTTTAAGGACAACGGCTTCCTTAACGCCACGAGCAGTGTTGCGCTCCATGCCTCGGTTAGCCTCTCCGCCTTGGTTTCCACCAGTAGCAGATGTGTTGTTCATTGTGCCACGAAGAAATTCTGTGGCTACAGTTGGGAATGATGCACGTGATTCCATTAGTTTCCTTTACTCTTAGAAATGCTTAGTGTATCTGCATGACTTCTTGCATCTGAGTCATGACTTTTAGACTCGTCTGGAAGTCCTGCCCAACTGGCTGGTCGAGCAGAAACGTGACCTTGCATTGCAGGACCAGCGTTAGGTGCTGGTGATACGCCTTGATGGTTCATTGTTTGCAATTGGTCACCAGCGTGGTTTTCTGAACCACGAGCGTGGACGCTATAAACTCGGTCACCGCCACCTAACGTTTTAAGAACGGTTCCAACGGCGTTTGCAGCAGCGTGAAGCCCTGTACCAACATCACCGATTCCTCGTTCAATTTGACGACCTACTGCACCAGCGATGTTTGTAATTGGGTCACCCATTATTTCCACCTTGCATCTGTCATGTCACAGCAACCGCAGTAACATGGGTCTGATGTTTCACCCTTAATGGCTGAAGCATCGTTTGCCTTTGCACGAGCAACTCGGTTTGGAAGTGGTGTACCTGCTTGGTCAGCAGATTCAATACCCATGCGGAGTCCGTGCCCTGTTGGAATAGTCATTCTATTATCCTTCGTTAGTTTCGTATTGGTGTTTGATAGAAACGGCTATGCCATAGCGGTCTGTCAGACGACCACAGACAAGACATTGAATCTCATCTGCAGTCGCCTGAACATCACGACTTCCGCATACTGCGCAAGCACGAGGCCATGGCATAACCGTATCTACCTAACTACTGACTTAAGCCAGTGGTGAACCAGATTCACCTAGGTCAACTGCTGGCTCGAAGGCGGTTCCAGTACCAGATGTGGTGCTGATGTCTCCACCAAGGAGTGAGGCTGACTCTAGACGAATGATTGATGCCTGACGGAAGATTCCGTAAGCACCCAACCAGTACCATCCAAGTGGTACAAAACGACGGAGACGGTCAGTGATTGGTCCTGGTACAACGTGTGGGAAGGCACCGTTGCCGTCCAGCGTTGAGTACGTCTTAGCAAGAGCCTGACGACCAAGAATCATAGTTCCGTAAACGTTTGCGCTTGAAGCACCGGCACCCTGGAATACAGGAGCACGAGGTGTTTCAATCCAACGTACACCTTCGTAAGCACCGAGTTCACCAGTCCAGATTTCACCTGGCTGAGCGTAAACGTGTGGTGCACGCCATCCCTGTACGTTGCTGCCAGAGATAGATTCTCCCTGAAGGTCAGCCACGAGGTCTGGGTGGATGTATCCGACGTACATTCCGCCGAATGTTGGTACGTTCTGTGAACGGAGACGAGCACGAGCAACACGAATGTCAAGTGATGAGATTGTGTTTGATGCTGTTACTCCGGCACGGGTTGTGACAGATGACTGTAGAGTTGTTGCTCCAAGTCCTGATGCGTACTGTACGTTTGTACCCTGGTCAAGTGCAGCACGAGCAATCGTGTCAATTGAAACTCCAGCGTTGTATCCAACTACGTTGGCAACGATTGGGTCAATGTCTACGAATGAAGTACCACGCAACTTGGCTGTGGTAAGTACAGCGTTACCGTACTCAGCAAGTGTCAGGGTAACCTGGCTGTCTGAAAGAGCAACAGTAGATACGTCGCTTGTCTCAGTCAGTGCAGAAGCCTGAATTGCTAGGTCGTTAACAATTGTAAATGCAACTGATGCTCCAGGCATGCTCTGGTGCGTTGGCTGAATGTCAGCGGCAGCGTCAAAGTATAGTTCTGGGCGTAGTGCAAAGTATGCCATGCGGTCATAAGCGGCCTTTGAGAAATCAAGGGTGCTCTGACCTGTATATGCGTCAACCATTGTGGTTAACTCCTTTTGTTAGTGGGTTGTAAGTTGTTTAGGCTTAGAACGCACCGCGAGAAGAGTACATACCGAGTTTTGCCCCGGTGTCTCCTTCAACGACTTTCATGACTTCATCGGGAGTAGTGGCTGCTGCAAGTGCTTCAAGGTACATTTGCTGGGGGTCTGGCATTGCGCCTGTAGTCCCAATAGTCGCACCCTGCGCTCTGCGTAAAGCCGCAAGTTCCGAGTCATCCGCTGACGGCTCTTCTGGAGCCTGGAGAATGCCATATTCCATCGCCGCTTTTTGGATTGCTTCTTGCGAAGATTCTCCATCGTAAGCCTTGCGGAATAGTTGACCTAATCCTGAATCTGGAATGCCAGCCTTTGAAAACTGAACTTCACGCTTTTGCGTTTCTAGTTCTGCCTTAAGACTGTCTAATTCCTTACGAGCCTTTTCTGCTTCACGTAACTGCTTCCGAATATTCGGGTCTAGCGGTTGACGCTCTTCAGTTTCAACTTCGTAATCTAATTCGTCATCGTATGCCATGTAGTCGCTCCTTGCGGTACGCACTTTACCAGAGGTTAATAAAGCGGATAGTTTTCAGCATTGTTGTACGCACTTTGGTCATGCCCTCCAAAGCGGGTTTAGATAGTTAGCGCACCTACGGCCACATAGGGCCAACCATCTATGAACATTGTATCATTTAAATGATGAATGTTACGACTTTGCAGAGCCTATTCCTACAACTCCTTTAGCGTTTTCAACGTATCCTCCACCTTTGGCGAATGGCTGGGCGGCTGCTTGTTCGGCTCTGCCTACCTGGACTTGCTCGGCAATCTGGTTAGTACCGCCGTATCCTGCCACTTGGGAACCAATAAGTTGGTCAGTGGTAACGGTAGGACGGCTTGAACCTGGGTTAGCAACAGTCAATTGAACGTCACGAGAAGCGTTAAGAAGAGATTGTTGCATGGTACCCATGCTTGTAGTACCGTAGGCTGACCCTACGCCAAGGTTAACCTTATCGGCCAATTCACGGGCACCTGACTCACTTAGACCCTTTAGGCCGACATTCTGTGCGTAGCCAGCAAGTGTGGCTGCAGCAGTAGTCTGCTCAATCTTGTTAATGCTGTTCTTAGGGTCAAGGTAGTAGTGGGCAAGGTCGTTCGTATTAACACCAAACTTAGCCAATTGAGCACGGGTTGCTGGGTCAGCATTTAAAGCGGCTGTGTAACCCTTAACGACACGGTCGTTAAATTCAGAAGCAGAAACGTTATTCTGAACCAATGCAGCAATTTGTGCGTTGGAAAGTGTTGGTAGTCCGTATTGTGTGGCGGTGCCACGGTAAGTAGAGATGAGGTTCTGATAAGCACTTTCAGTTAAGTGTTCACTTGCGTTTGCTTGTGCGTTGCGTTCAGCCAGGCCAGGAAAAGCGGCTTTGTAAGCGTCGGTGCCACGTACGTAGTCAAGAAGCATTGCTTGATTTACTTGTTGCGTGGCAGAACCGTACACCATGTTTTTAACATGAGTCATAATGTTTTGGTCTGTTTTCCACGTAGCCAATTCGGATTTGTAATTAGCCATAGCAACAGGGTCGTTAGTATTGGTTGGAGGCGTAGGCCTTACTGGAACCATACCCCATGAATCCAGCGTATTAAGTACGCCGTCATAAGCAGATATTTGGGCTGAAGCCTTAGCGTTAATTGCTGCTGCTGCTTCTGCACTTACACCACCAGAACCACCAGAAGTTCCTGTAGGAACATTGGGTACACTGCTTGCTAGTTTTGCTACACCACTGTTACCAGGGTTGGTTACAAATGCCCAGTTACCTGCAGCGTCTTCAATTGAAATAGCAACTTTACCAAGACCAGTCTTGGTGCTTTCAGAGTTCATGTCCTGAATGCCAAAATAACTCTGAATAGGGTTAAACAGTACATTTTCTTTAATGTTGAATTTTTGTGAAGTCAGACCGGCAGCAGTACGAATAGCCGTGGTCAATGCTTTGGCACTTACGTTTCCGTACGAGTCATAAACCCCAGCCTTTAACTGAAGGTTAAATTGAGTAGAAAATTCGGTTGCATATTTTGCAGGGATACCCCACAAAGCAACGTCAGCAGAACTTGTTGGGCTTATTGTTTTGCCGGGGGCGCTGTTGTTTATACCATTGTTAATAGCGCCAAGAAGTTCATTTTGAAAAGTAGCCAAATCATTGGTCGGTGCAGGTGTTGAACCGCCCTTAGGGGTAACAGTTTTAGTTGTTACTACCCATCGCCCTTGAGCGTTTTGACTTTGAGTTTGGTTTTTACCAAGGCCAGTTTGCTTCTTACTGTATGTACCGTCATTTACTGACATTAACGTGCTCCTTGTGGTGTTGCAGGTGGGTTGCTAAATCCTGAGTTGATGTGTTCAATAACTTTCTGTGCCGCTTCGTGAGCAGCAGGTGTGTACTCCCAACCAAAAGCACGTTCATTCATTAGGTGCTGTCTCCATTGGTCGAGACCCATAGGCGCAGGTCGCCCTGTCTTCTCGTCAATCTGACCAGTCAAAGCCTTCATGGATTTGGGGTCACTAACAAAGTCAGGTTCAAATTGAGCACCTAGTACTTGTTTTGCCACCTGACGGTATGGTTCCATTAAATGCATAGTTTTCATGCCACCTTTGATTTGTGGTGCCAACGTTGGGTAAAGACCCTGAGCCAATTCTTTAATGTACTCTTCGAACGCTTTACCTTTTTCAGGCGTCATGTCCTGTGCCACCTGCTTCAAAGCGTCATCGTGCATAGGGACCATGTACTCACGTGCCATGGTCTGCATTGACTTTAGGTTGTGTAGTGGTTCTGCTTTTTCTTGTGGTTTAGCGGTTGCTTTTGCTTCTGCCATGTTATGCTCCTGGGACTAAGACGGTTGGTAATTTTTGTAATACAGAAGTTATAAAGTACGAAGCAGGTGCAAATTCTTTGTTTGCTGCAAGAGAATTACAGAGGTCGTACCATCTACCTATTGCTTGGCTGGCCTGTGATGTGTAACCCTGTTGGTACAGAGCGTTAATGTTAGTTGCTTCTGTTTTGTACGCATTAATAAGAGTTTCAAAAATAACGCGGTTTTTAGGTGGCAATTGAGCGTCAGTGACTGACTTGTCCTTAAGCAATGCTTCCATTTGAGTAAAAGTGTCAAAGGCTATACTGCCCTTGGTGCTTCCCTTAAACTCCGTGTACCAGTCAGGGTTTAATTTTCCATAACCCTTTGCCATAGCAGCAAGTTCCTTAGAACCGTTGTAGTTCAAGTCGGTTCCATTAGGTGCCCTGTACCTAGGGTCCTGAAGCAGTTGAGGCTTAGCGTATTGGTAGTACCAGTCGTTACCTGCAGCAAAGTTAATTGCTTTCATGTAATCTGCTGGAGCCTGACGACTACGAAGACCAAGACGCATCTCCAATTGAGCAGCCTTTGAACTGAATGGAGAGTCACGTTGAATCAACATTGCCGTTGCATATCCATATTTAGCAACCAATTCAGGGTTTGCTTCTATGAAAGAGAAAGCACTCTGTGTTTCAGGGAAGTTACCCTGAGCAGATGTTGTGTGTGCTACAAGGTCGTATACGTGGTCAGGGTACAAGGTAGCAAACCTGTCCATTGC